GGCCCTTTTGGGCCCCGGTCTTACGACCTACTCATATGAGTATCGCTGTTAAAGTTTCCTTTAAACAGGGGGCTTGCGGTTGACAACCGCAACCTTTATATGGAGTCTAATATGCCTTTCCCTAAAGCTTACCGAGCGCCACAATGGTATGACGAGAAGTCCTGCAAAGCTGACACCCGTACTTTGGTGTCAACTGGATATGTTTATACATATCCTGCAAAGACCTTCCGTCCTACCCAATGGTGGTTCTCTAGTAATCAGAAGGGTAATAAGGTTTTCCCGACCAATTGGACGGGTATTAGAGTTCATTCCACTCCCGGACAGTCCTATTATACTTATACACGTCGAGGTAAGACGTATATAGTAAATTCGAACTGTGATGTTGGCAACATTGGTTATTCATCATTCGTTTTGAATGGTAATAGCCTTGATGTTTCCATCCCATTTTCGCAAAATGCTTATAACCGTGTTCTCACGCAGTGTCTAGCTAATATAGTAGACTCTTCGCTGAACGTTGGTGTAGCTGTTGCGGAGCTGGCCGAGACTGCGAACTACCTGTCGAATACTTCGGCCAGGTTGTTCAAAGGTTTACGTGCTATTAAGAAGGGTAACATTAAAGGTATTAAACGTGCCTTCAATGTCAAGATTGACGGGAAGATTCCCGATAATCTTAGTGGCCGCTGGCTAGAATATAGCTATGCGGTCACCCCTTTGCTTAACGATATATATGGTGCAACTGAGCTCTTCAATGAAGGGCTGAAGAAGCGTTATATTATATCGGCGAGGTCCAGTGTTACACAAACACTTGAGTCCAGGAACACAAGCACCACCTATTCGGTGTCAGCACATGGCACTTCAATCTATAGAGCCCGCATTCGCGCGCTCTTAAGAGAAGAAGATGTCCATGCGCTGAACCTCCTCGGATTACAAAATCCAGAAGAGGTAGCTTGGGAACTTGTACCCTTTTCGTTTGTTGTAGACTGGGGTTTACCTATTGGCACATGGCTTCAAGCCATGAATGCTCATTTAGGGTTAACCTTCCTCGATGGTCACGTATCTGTGGCACATAAAGGTGTAGAGTTTTGGAGAAATGTGTCGCTTGACAGAACAACTGTCAGACCGGCCATGCTCTCCGGCAACTCTTACGGTAGAGACGCGTTGTCGGATTTTCCGACGCCTAGTCTCTATGTCAAGAACCCGCTATCGCCATCGCATGGTGCGACAACGATAGCGTTACTTCATCAACTTAGGAGATAACTCCATGGCTGAAATCAGCAACGTGGTTCTTAAAGACCATTCCGACCTCGATGTTACCTACACTCCGGTTTCCGAAGAAGCTGGTGTGTATGTACTCGAGAACAATACTGACGGTCGTCCGGCATTCGCTAAGCGATTGACCCTGGCGACTCGTCGTGTTCCGAGTACTGGTACTCACGTGGTGACGGGTAAGTTGGTTTTGCCTGTCGTCGAACCTGACGCCAATGGAAACGATCAAGTGGTCGGTTCCAACATTTTTGACGTCAAGGGTCGCTTCAGTCCCCGATCGACTACCAATGCCCGCGAGGAGCTGCGCAATTCTGCAGTAGCTCTGTTCGCGGACGGTAGTCTGGTTGCCGGTCTGATCGACAACGCTGAAGGCTTGTTCTAACGAGCAGTCAGCAGATGACTGGTGTTGTGTCCTCTCCACAAGGAGGTAAAGGCATGGAAAATGAAGATTTTATCAACGTCTGTTCTGCAGATGTTGATTGTTTCTACACTTTCTACGAGAGCTTTATTACTCTCATCCTATACGTAATTACAATGTTCTTGTAATTACAGGGCGCACCAAAACCTACTAAACAAAGGATAACCTTATGTTTGTGACTAGAACTGGAACCGGATTACGGTCCCATAAGTCCGTTAAGGGCTCACGCTCAAAGAGCGGTTCTTCCATTCGCCATGAAGGCGCTGCATGCGAAGCTCATCGGTTATACGATGAGTTATCAAATGCTATGCCCCGGAATTCAACCGGTGCATATGCCTTTAAATGGGAGTACTTGATCTCATCGTTCTTATCGAAGCTTCCCGCTGATAGGTACTCATCAGAGTACCGGCGAGATGCCGCGATTAAAAAGATGTTGGAAACTGAGGATAATTGTAGGACCATCAATGAAGATGGCTACCTTTATCAAGGTTTCGCTTATCAAGCCGAATGGTGTAATACAGTCTTAAGTAGAGCAGCCAACATAGTTGACCGGATTTTCGGAGATCTCAATTATGAGATATTCGAAACCGCCGGATTTAGTTCCGGTGCCACTACTTCAAGACGTCGCCGTAAAGGCGATCCGTATTACAAATACTCGAAGTCATTTCCTGTTCACTGCACTCCACAGGCACATCCATATGGAATAGCCTTAAGGGGTTTAACCCCAATGTGGTATGAGTATGGTAGCACAATAACATGTGTACCTGGAAACAGGATTTCCACTGTTCCAAAGAAGACAGAGATTGACCGATGTATTGCTATGGAGCCAGATGTAAATATGGCTCTTCAGCTTTCTGTCGGTCGGTACTTGCGTCGTAGACTGCTAAAGTTCGGCATCGATATTCGTGATCAAACGCTTAATCAACGTTTGGCTCGCGAAGGTTCGATCAACGATAATTTAGCAACTATCGATCTGTCTGCCGCATCCGATTCGTTAAGTATTCGTCTCGTAAGAGACTTGCTTACTCCGGATTGGTTTGCTCTTCTAGATGACCTGCGATCCCAAAAGGGACAGCTGCCAGACGGTAAGGAAATCGTCTGGGAAAAGTTTTCTAGCATGGGCAACGGCTTTACTTTCGAACTCGAAACTATCATCTTCTACGCACTCTCACGAGCTGCAATAGAAGAAGAAGTTCTCGCTGAAAGTAATTCTTTGGAAGGTTACTCTCACCATCACACCTTATCAGTTTACGGAGACGACATAATATGTCCGTCAAAGTATGCTGATAACGTAATAATGATTCTTCGAAACGTTGGTTTTGCGACCAATGTTGAGAAGACTTTCACGAGAGGCCCTTTTAGGGAGTCTTGTGGAAAACATTACTACAATGGTTATGATGTTACACCAATATATGTTCGGAAACCAATCGATCGCTTACAGCGATACGTTTGGTTCGCAAATGCTTTGCGACTTTGGGCTGCAGACGATGATGTCTGTGACCCATCTGTTTGGAACATATGGAGGAAGTTCACAAAGACTTTCATTCCGAGACGCCTTATGGGCGGCAAGGATATAAGGTCTTCGTCGAACGTTTGCTCCCCTGGAAAAGTTAAAGATCAATTAACATCGAAAATTACGATGCGAAAGATCAACGGACCTATAGCCGTCTTACGATGGCTTCAGTTCGCACCTCCCATCTCTGTAAGAGAATGGGTTGTGCCTTTACAGGGTCGCACTCCACGCCAGATCTTATGGTCGTTTTTAAATGACGACTGTCTGATTGACGAATGGTATAGTGATAGTAAATGGGGCCAATATATATTAGCTCCTATCCCAGATTCATACAGGTTTAAACCTGCTGAATCTCAGTGGGG